TAGCAGGGGTAGAGATCGACGAGGCTGAGGCTAAGCGGATCATCGACGCATACCGGACGACTTACACCCGCATCCCGGACCTGTGGAGATCAGCGGACAGGGCGTTGACGGCGATGTCCAGTGGGCAGGCGGCACAGATGGATGTGCCCGGTATCATCTTCGCAAGGCCAGACCAAGGGTTCACACTGCCTAATGGCTTGTACGTACAGTATCCAGAGTTGGAGAAAGTGACCAACGAGGAAGGTAAGGCTAACTGGCAGTACAAGTCCAAGGGCTTGCCGATCAAGCTGTACGGTGGGAAAGTGGTGGAGAACGTCTGTCAGGCTGTAGCAAGGTGCATCATCGGGGAGCAGATGCTGCGGATCGCTAAGCGGTATAAGGTAGTGCTCACTGTGCATGACGCCATCGGTATTGTGGCTAGGCAGGAGGAGGCTGACGAAGCGCGGGCGTTTGTCGAGGCGTGTATGTCATGGCGTCCGAAGTGGGCGCAGGCGTTGCCGTTGGCTTGCGAGTCTGGTATGGGTGCAACCTACGGGGATTGCTGATAGACTGAGGGGATCAAACCTCTAAGAAAATCATGGCACTCACGCATTCGTATTCAGGCATTAAGGACTTCCAAGGTTGTGGTCGTCGGTATCACCAAGTACGGATTCTGCGTAAGTACAAGCAGACCGATACCACGGCTACACTTTATGGCACTGCAGTACATAAAGCGTTTGAAGAGTACCTGATGCACCGTACCCCCCTGCCGGAAACCTTCCAGCACTTTGAGAATTTTGTATTACCGCTGTCTAAGTTCTCTGGGGATATCCAGTGCGAAGCGAAGCTAGGTGTGCGGCAAGACTTCACGCCTTGTGGGTTTTTCGATAAGGAAGTGTGGTTCCGTGGGGTGCCTGACTTTATGGCATTGGATCACGCCAAGGGTATCGCACGAGTAGCGGACTTCAAGACGGGTAAGTCTAGTCGGTTTGCCGACACCTCGCAGTTGGAACTGATGGCAGCTATGATCATGGCGCATCATCCGACGATCAACAAGGTCAAGGGCGCACTGCTGTTCGTGGTTGCAGGATCGGTGATCAAGTCGGAATACACCCGTGAAGACCTACCTGAGATCTGGTCTAAGTGGGCAGGTGCGGCAAGCATGATCCAAGAGGCGATGGACAACGGCGTCTGGAATGCCCACCCTAGCGGGCTGTGCAAGTTCTGCCCGTTACCGGGATCGGAATGTGAACATAGGTGAAGCATGGTTACGAAACCAAGAAATTATCGGCGTGAGTACGACCTGTATCAGGGTAAGCCCGAGCAGATTGCCGAGCGAACCAAGCGCGTACTAGATAGACGTAAGATGGAGGCAGAAGGTAAGGTCAAGAAGGGGGATGGCATGGATGTGGATCACATCCGCCCGCTGTCCAAGGGGGGTTCTTCTGGGACTGCTAACCTTCGGGCTGTACCGAAAGCTGAGAATCGTAGCTTTGCCCGTACAAGTACTCATGCAGTAAAGTCGCAAACGTCCAAGCGGGAACGGACGAAGTAAGGTAGTATTTGGGGGCTCCCGCTGGTTCCGGGGGTTCGTCCTTTCAAGTGGTTTTGCGCGATAACTTCGGTTATCGCGCTCTTTTCGTTTGAGGTCGTTCATGCAAATCATTGATAACCGTGCATTGTTATTTGTAACTAAGAAGTTCGATCAGATCTGCGCATTGATTCCCAAGAGCAAAGTCCTAGAGCGCCGAGGTGATGCAGCCAAGATGCTGGTCAACTGGGGGCAAGATGAATTCAAGCTGTTACGCAACCTCAAGATCAAGGATCTGCCCCACCCCATACTGGGCAAGTACCGCTGGCCCGGTGTGTACACACCTTTCGTGCACCAACGAACAACCGCTGCATTTCTGGCTACGCACCCCCGGTGCTTAGTGTTGTCGGAGGCGGGTACGGGTAAGACCAGTGCAGCCGCGTGGGCTGCGGACTACTTGATGACCCAGGGTCACGTTAAGCGCGTGTTGATAGTTTGTCCCGTCTCCATCATGGACACGGCATGGCGCTCAGATCTGTTCAAGACGGTCATGCATCGCACGGTGGCTATTGCATCAGGCTCCCGAGACAAACGCAGGCAGATCATCCAAGGCGACTACGAGTTCGTGGTCATCAACTTCGATGGCGTCAAGATCGTGAACGAGGAGTTGGACAAAGGGGGCTTTGATCTCATCATCGTGGACGAAGCCACAGCCATCAAGAGTGTGACTACAGATCGGTGGAAAGCCCTTGCTGCTCTGGTCAAACCAACAACCCGCTTGTGGCTGATGACGGGTACCCCTGCTTCACAGTCCCCTGCAGATGCGTACGGACTTGCCAAGCTAGTGAACCCTGACTCGGTGCCCAAGTTCTTCGGAGCATTCAGGGATGAGGTGATGGTTAAGGTCAGCCAGTTTAGGTGGATACCGAAGATGACTGCCCAAGATACCGTCTTCCAAGTCTTGCAGCCAGCGATCCGATTTACCAAAGAAGAGTGTTTGGATTTACCGGACATGCTGTACACCACTAGGGAAGTGGCACTGACCAAGCAGCAGAAGCACTACTACAACCTGATCCAGCAAGAGATGACGGCTATGGCAGCGGGGGAAGAGATCACTGCTATCAATGCTGCGGGCAAACTCAACAAGCTGTTGCAGATTTCGCAGGGTGTGGCCTACACCACTGAGAAGGAAGTGATCGAGTTTGATGTGTCAGACCGACTCAAAGAACTGCTAGAGGTAATCAACCAGACGAGCCACAAGGTGATCGTGTTCGTGCCCTTCCGCCATGCACTGGTCTACTTGGAAAAAGCCTTGACCGAAGCCGGTGTGACCACTAGATCTATCCACGGAGAAGTCCCAGCGCACCAGCGGGCTGAGTACATCAAGCAGTTCCAGACCGAGGATGACCCCAAGGTGATCTTGCTGATCCCCCAGGCTGCAGCACATGGGATCACATTGACCAAAGCAGACACCGTAGTCTGGTGGGGTCCAGTACCGTCGGCAGAACTGTACATCCAAGGCAATGCTCGTGCCCACAGGGCAGGACAGAAGAACGCTGTGACTGTCGTACGCCTGCAGGGTAGCCCGGTTGAGCGCCGCGTATATGCAATGCTGGATGGAAAAGTGGACCTCCATCAGGGGCTAGTTGACCTCTACCGTCAAGAAGTACTTGACATCGTGTAGGTTAGGTATACAGTATCAAGCTCACGCATACGTTAAGGAACCTGATATGGACGCTGATAAGTTAGTAGCTGTGTACATCAAGATGCGCGATACGAAGGCTTTGATCGCCAAGGAGTACGACACCAAGCTTGCTGAGTTGGATGAGCAGATGAAGGTCATCGAAGACAGTCTGTTGGGCATCTGCAAGGACACAGGGCAAGACGGTGGCAAGACCAAGCACGGTTCGTTTACGCGCACTGTTAAGACCCGGTACTGGACAAGCGATTGGGGTTCGATGACCAAGTTCATCAAGCACCATGACGCTATCGAGTTGCTGGAGCAACGCATTCACCAAACCAACATGAAGGAGTTCCTCAAGGACAATCCTAATCTGCTTCCCGAAGGCTTGAATGTAGATTCACGCTATGCCCTCACTGTTCGTCGCTCGACCAAATAAGGAAACCATTATGGCTATGATTCTGTTCAAAACCGCTGGCGCTGTTGTTCCCGAGTTCTTCAAGCAAGGTGATGACTTCACCAAGCGGCTTGCTGGGAACTCCAGCAGCAAAACCATCTCGATCAAGGGTGGCGTGTGGCGCATGTTGTCCGGGGGTGAAGAAGTTGCCCGCAACGAAGAACGCGCTATGAACTTCGTCATCATCAACGCAGCACCCAATGTCTCTCGGGTGTTCTATGAGGGCAATTACGAGGAGGGTAAAGATCTGGCCCCCTCCTGCTTCTCCGCAGATGGTAAGCAACCCGACGCCGCATCACCTAACGCACAGGCTGCTTCCTGCGCTACTTGCCCTCAGAATATCGCAGGGTCCGGGCAGAACAACAGCCGTGCTTGCCGGTTCAATCAGCGGTTTGCAGTGGTGCTTGAGGGTGATATCAGTGGTAGTGTGTACCGCTTGCAGCTTCCGGCTAAGTCGTTGTTTGGCAAACCCGAAGGGACCAAGATGCCCATGCAGGCTTACGCTAAGTTTCTGGCAGGCCACAATGTGCCTATGTCAGGGGTTGTGACGGAAGCCCGATTTGATACGGCAGAGGCGGTGCCAGTGTTGCGATTCACTGCGATCCGTCCACTCAAGCAAGAAGAGTGGGATCAGGTCAAGGAGCAGAAGGATACGGACGAAGCTCTGCAGGCTATCGAGTTCAAGTTTACGCCCAAGGAAACTGCCGTACCTGCACTGCCCTTTGCCAAGGAAGATGTGGTTGCGGTAGAACCACCCAAAGCCGCTGCTGCACCAGAGCCAGTCAAACGCGCATCTAGCAAACCCGTAGCCCCGGCAGCACCTAAGGAAGTCACGGCGATTCTAGACGAGTGGGGCACTGACGATGAGTAATGGCTATACGGTGGCTATGGCTTCGGCAATCCAAAACGCAGACCATGACTTGATCGGTGTGCGCCTTGGGGTTAGGTGCTTAGCTAAGAATGTCTCGGTCACTAGTATAGCTAAGGAACTTGGGGTCACCCGTCAGACTGTGTACTCATGGTTTACGGGTAAGTACCGGCCACACGCTAGCAAAATACCGAAGATAAGAGTACTTCTGGTGGATCTTCGGTAGTAGTATCCTTACCGGGGCTAGAGGGGGGTTGATCTCCCCCTGACGAGGCAGATCACGGGCTGCCGCCCCACCCTTTTCCCGGAATCCTGTACCGTGAGGGATCGTGAGCATATCGTTCTACGAGGCATTGTTGCCCCCAATTGGGCCGTATTGTGCGTTGTCAATAACGTCAAGCGAGATAGTCCATCAGACGTTTCATCCCAATGTAGCTGAACTGCTGGCCCGCACGGACTCGATCACGAAGGCTGGACATCATGCCTATATTGCTATGTCGTCGTTCAAAGACAGTAGCAGTCGCAAAGCCACCAACGCCCACGAGATCCGCTGTTTTTTTCTTGATCTGGACTGTGGACCAAACAAGGACTTTGATACCCAGCAAGGTGCCTACGAGCAGTTGGTAGAGATCATTGAGCGGTACAAGCTTCCTACCCCGTTCATCGTCGATTCAGGGCGCGGGGTGCACGTATACTGGATGTTTGCTGAAGCAGTGCCAGTGGCGCAGTGGAAGCAGGTAGCGGCAGCGTTCAAGAAGATCTGTCAGCAAGATGGGTTCCCCATCGACCCCAACGTACCTGCAGACAGTGCTAGGGTGATGCGGGTTGTCGGGTCACTCAACATACGCACTGATCCCCCCACACCTGTAGTTGTTATGGCAGAGGGGGAAATTACTTCGCTTGAAGCATTCAGGGCTTGCCTGCCGGTTGAAGTAGAGACTGCCCCCATGAACATCCGGGAAGCCATGATCTATGGCGAGGATGATTTCACCAAGGGTATTGCTAAGGTAGAGTTTCCACCGTCGGAGTTTGCTCGACTTGTCCGGGTCAGTCTCAAAGGGCAGGGTTGCGCACAGATTACTCATGCCCTCCAAGAAGCAGCTACCCTCAGTGAGCCGTTGTGGAGAGCCGCGCTAGCCATTGCTTGGCGGTGTACTGATGCCGAGACTGCGATCCACCGGCTGTCCCGAGACCATCCTGAGTACACCTTTGAGGGCACACTTGCCAAGGCTGAGCTAACCAAAGGCCCAATGACATGCGAGTGGTACCGGGGTAACGGTGGGGGTAAATGCGCCGGGTGTAAGCATCAGATCACCAGTCCGATCCAGTTGGGGCGCAAGGTTACCGAAGCCGAGATCGTCGATGGGCACTATGAGGTGCAGCATCAGCTAGGTGCAGACAATACCGAGGAAGCCGCTGTTGTTGTTCGCAGTGATATCCCTGCGTTCCCGTTCCCTTACTTCCGGCCGGATACGGGTGGGGTGTGGCGCAAGACCAGAGACAAAGACGGTAACCCCGGAGAGGCTGAAGTTTACCAGTACGACCTATATATCACCTCTAGGTTCTTTGATTCTGACTTGCATGGAGATGGGGAAGGTGAGTTGGTTGGTGTTGCACTGCACACCCCCCGAGATGGTATTCGCAGGTTTGTAGCTCCGGTGGGCACATTGCTTACACGAGAGAAGATGCGGGATCTATTGCTTAAAAACGGAGTAGTTGCCATTAACAATGAATTGGATGGAATCTTGACATACTTTGCCTCCTCTATTCGCAACCTGCAGAAGCAGTTCTCTGCAGACAAGACACGCAGCCAGATGGGCTGGACCCCAGACGACTCTGGGTTTGTCGTTGGTGAGATCGAATACACCGCTACCGGCGTCCGACTAGCCCCTCCAGCTAACGCCACCAAACTGCTAGCCCCCTTCTTGGTGCCCAAGGGATCTTTGGAAGAGTGGTCCAAGATCGCCAACTTCTACAACCGCCCCGGTATGGAAGCCCATGCACTTACGCTTCTCTTCGGGTTCGGAGCGCCGTTGCTACGCATACTAGGCGGCATGGAGGTGCGTGGCGCTACGATTAACCTGATGTCCAACAAGTCGGGCACAGGCAAGACCACGGCTCAGATGCTGGTCAACTCTATCTTCGGTAACCCTAGTGAGTTGTTGCTGAAGAAGTCCGACACAACCATGTCGAAGATGCAGTGGTTGGGCATGATGAACAACATCGCGGTGACGATGGATGAGGTCACTAACATGACTGATGAAGAAGTGTCTGAGTTGGTCTACGATGTCCCGCAGGGGCGGGGCAAGCACCGCATGGAATCCCAAAGCAACAAGCTTCGGGCTAACGTCTTGTCTTGGATGACGTTCGTCATTACGTCCAGCAATTCGTCTCTGTACGACAAGCTAGGCAGGCTTAAGAGTACGGCTGATGGGGAGTTGCGCAGGTTGATTGAGATGCGGATCTTGCGACCAATCGATACCTCTAAGAAGGAATCAGATCGGATCTTGGGTGCACTAGATGAAAACTACGGGGTAGCAGGCCCGGTGTACATGAAGTATGTGCTGAACCACCGTAGTGACATTACGAGCAGTGCAGAACGGATTCAGACAGGGCTTGACCGGGACATGAACCTGAACCAATCGGATCGGTTCTACTCCAAGATTTTGACTTGTGCGTTCGTGGCAGGGCATATCTGCAACAAGTTGGGCATCTTGGACTATGACTTGAAGCGCCTGTATGCGTACGCGATGGAGACGATCTTAGGTATCCGTGAGACCGTGGTTGAGCCTGCGTCCAACATCACGATGGTGGCGCAAGAAGCTTTGATGGACTACATCAATGAGAACATTAACAACGGCTTGATCGTGGCAGGGGAGAAATCCGCTACGGGTCTACCTTCAGCACCCCTGCGTGAGCCTAAGGGTCCGTTGCGCTTCCGGTATGAGCCTGACACTCAGGAGTTGTGGATCCCTTCAACGGCGCTACGCAACCACTTTGTGGGCAAGCAGGTAGACATACGGCAGGCGGTCAAAGAGTTCTTTGATGCGGGGTTTCTCAAGAGTACTTCAGCGGGCACCAAACGTGTCGGAGCAGGGGCTGTTGCCAACTTGTCTGCACTACCCATCCGTTGCTACTGCTTTGACGGCAAGGCTATGGGGCTAGATGTACGGGATCTGTTGAATGCCGACGCCAAGAAGAGTAAAGCCGCCACCACTGCTGAAGGGTAGGCTACCGATACCGGATAGGATCCGGTTCATTCACATCTACGGGATACCGTACTACCTGCCGTGGGAGGGGCTCCTCCCCGGCTACTCTTTCTTCCTGAAGACTACGGCTACGGCAACTGAAGTACGGAAGATGCTCAGGACAGCAGAACGGCACTTCCACATAGAGTTAAAAGCGCACAACCGTAACGAGTTTGGCTATTACGGTGTGCGGGTGTGGCGGATGAACTAGCGGCTTAGGTCAATCATCTCTCGTACGGCTGCTGGAGTCTTCTTGGTGATAGCCACCCCTTGCTGAGACTCAGCACGTTCCTTGGCTTTGTCTTTCAGGTACTTGGCTATGTCGGACCCTGAGATAGCATTGGTTGGATACTTGGCGTTGTAGGCATCTTTTTCTTCTAGGATAGCTTCTATATCAGCGTCTTTGCGTTTAGCAATGTCAAGTTTTCTCAAAATCAAGTTACGAGCATTATCCATTTTGGCGGTTTCTTGCTTAACCTCAGCATTCACTTTCTGCAGGTTAGCCAGTTTGGATGGTTGAAACCCAATTGCCCGACCTATTAGTTCGCCTGTAGTGAAATCGCCTTGAGTGATGAGTTCAATACCCTTGATGTCTTTAGCTCCCTCTTCATCAAACCGGAAAGCCTGCAAAATGTTCCTAGCCGCAGCAGGGACGAACTTTTCAACACCTCGTTGGTAGTCCCCCTCTTTGAAAGCCTGCACCCCATCAGCATAGCTAAGCAGCATGTTGATGGACGGACCCATTTCCTCCATCACGAGGGCAGTGACATCGTCTCTGGGGGACTTGGTTTCTTTCTGTTCCCGCAAAAACAGGTTGTTGATCCCAAGGCGTGAAGAGAAGTCCCATCCGGTGAAGGAGGATAGGGGTCCGGTGGTCACAATATCACTAAGCTTTTGCCCAAAGACTTTTATCGGTCCTAACTGTTCAGGTAGCCAGACTGTGTTGAACCACTTAGTGAAGTTCTGTTTGCGAAGTTCCTCAGGCATTTCTTCGTCATCACTTAACAGACTAAACATGAAACTGATGAAGCCCATCAACACCGCTGACACCGGGGCGGGGAACCCCGCTGCACCAGCTAGTATCCAAGTGGTACCCAACGTGCCGAAGAAGATCTTGGCGGCTTCGGCTTTACCCTCCTTGTTGAGGAGAGGCATCATCTTGTAGAAGTTACTCCCCAAGAACGAAGCAATGTGCAGGGGGTAGGTGCTGAACTGCAAAGCCACTTTACCCACTGGATTACGCATGATCCTTGGACGGCCATATTGGCTGTAGTTACCGAGGGAGTCTTGGGTATCTTTGACAGCGGCGTTTACGGCAGCAGCATGTGACTTCCCCTCTGCTCTACTCAGTCGGTACGAAGCCAGATACATGATCTCCCGAGACAGACGTTCTGTGTGGTGCATCAATCCACCCAGCAGTAGATTTGCAACTTTGGCCCCTTTGTCGCCTGCCGTATTTACCCGATCTGTGGGTTTGGTACGATACCCGTACAGCTCTCGGGACATCGTGGACTGCGACACATCTCTAGCCAGCATTTCGTTGATAGCCCGCTTCTCTTCCTGCGAGGCATTGATAGCCTTAGAGTTTGCAATGGTGGGGAATACGTAAGATGAACTGCCATCCGGCAATTTCCTGCTGATACCAAACTCGTTCCACACAAGCATCAGCTTACCAATCTGAGCCATAGACTTTAGATAGCCATGACGCGCACCCAGTACGTTTATCCCAGTTTGTAAGATGCCCAGAGGCTGCAGTAGTGCAGAGGATAGCCCGGACAAGTAGTGTATGTACGAAACCCGAGTAGCAATGTTGGCTATATCGTCTAGTTTTGTATGGGCGGGGGGCATCAGACTCAGTTCTGCCCGCTTGGTCATTTCCTCTACATACGGTTCGTACTGGGGTTGGTTCTCGATAGACGCTTTGGCACTGAGCAGAGAGGAGCGGATTTGCGACCCATACTTGACCCTAGCCAACTGCCCGGACATCTGGATAGCCGACTGGGAAAAGTTACGCAAGAAGTCGGTACTGAAGCCAGCAACACCCTCCCGAGTGATGTAGTGTTTACGAAAGCTTTGCTCAGGCAGGGAGTGTAGGTACAACTGATACACAGAATCCAAAAGCTCCTTTTTGGATGTAGCAGAGCCGGTATCAAGTTTTTCTACCAAGGCCAGAACATCGGATAAGGTCTTGTCAGTGCTACTGTCGAGTTCGCGCAAAGAGCTTACGTCATTACCAAATTTAACCTCGCTGGTTTCTTTCATAGCCTGCAGCGGTGTACCCTCGCTACGTGCAAAGGCTTCCAGTGCAGCATCGCGTTCCGGCATTGACTCAAACATGTGGAACCGACGGTCCTTGCCTTTACCCGAAGAGAACCAAAAGTCTCCACGCCGCATCAAGGGAAAGTACGGACGCATCCGGTTAGCAGGCTCAAACAAGACTTTGAGTTTTGCCAGAATGGCTGACTTAGATTCTTCCGAAGCTCCGCTTCGATCAATGTTGTCCTTAATGAGTTGGGAGTACAGATCCCCCATATCGGAGTAGTAGTCCCGCACTTCCTTGAAGATTGCTTGGCCTTCCTCACCCAACCCTTTGTAGAGCACGTTTAGCTCAGGGTTTATCTTGTTGGTAGCCGGGTCGATCTGCGCCAGAGTGGACACATAGACGACCTTCTCAAGCCGCGCACGTAGCAGGGGGTCTTTGTTGAAAGCGCGGCTTATTCGGTCTGAGGTTTGGGATGCCCCATGCAGTAGTTGTTCAGTCATGCCGCTCATGCGACTGAGCAGTTCCGTAGTGCGTTGGAGTTCCGGTACGTTCTTCGATGCCCACTCAGCAAGGAAATCAGTGGGGGGAGCTTGTACTAGAACCCGCTTAGCTTTGTCGGACACAGAGTCGTATAGCCGTTGCAGTTGGGCTACGGTTGTTTTCGAGGAGCGAAGTGACTGCAGGGTGGACGCTGCCTTGGCTGCTTCTTCGGAGGTCTTGGACTTAGCAAACTTCTCCAGTGCTTCCGTAACCTTAGCGTCTGCCTCTTCAGCATCCTTCTTAGCCTTCTCTTCCGCAGTGAGCTTGGGTTTTTGGAGAACCTTGGCTTCCGGCTTGGTCGTAGTTTGTGCAGGGGTAGAGGTAGGAGCAGTAGGCACTGCAGCGAAGATCGTATCGACAGACGCGAGGGTGTAGTCCAGCATACTGGCAGGGGTTTTGATGCCCAGCATGTTCAGCAAGATGCGCTTGAACCCTTGCCACATAGTCTTGCTTTCCCACTTTACCGAAGCAAGTTGGTCCTGCAGTTCAATGTTGGTCAAGCCTTCTGCCACGAACTCCGACAGGGAATCAGAAGCTTCGGGTGTCAGTTTGATAACGCCGTTGGTCTTGGCAGCTTCCCACAGGTCCGTGAGTTCTTGGACGGCTGCGTTCTGCTCTGGGGTACGTTGATCCTCTGGTGTTGATAGTATGCGTTCGGTTGCCGCGTGGACACTCTCGTGCAGCACGGTCTCCATGTTCATACCGCGATTGACATCCAGCCAAACCCGACGACCGCTGGTTGAGGCAGCCCCTAGAACAGGCTTTCCGTCAGGCCCACGCAGGTCATCATCTATCGTGACTTGAGTGTTCTTGAGCAGAGACTTGACCCGTGCTGCAATCGCCTTGTTGATCTCAGAAGGCTTGGAGTTCTCAATAGCATCCAACGCTGCAGTGAGGTCGTTGTTCTTAAGCGCATCTACAGCTTGTGCAGGCAGCGGATACTTACCCGTCGTCTGCGGGGATTGATCTTCATCTTTTTGGAACAACGGAAGCCCACCCGCCAGCTTCTCACGCATAGCAGGGGTGATGTCAAAGCCGGGTTGCTGACTACTCAAGTCCCGTTGGAGCCACTCTTGGACGAAGGCGTCTTTAAGGCCACTCCAGAAGCGGGAGTTCAGGCTCAACGACCCCACCTCTGGGTGGTTGGTCGCCATCCAATCGAGGAAGCGACGGCGGTCCGAGGGAGCGCGGCCTGGAAGAGTTCCGGGGAACGTGATCGTCCCCGCCTTACCCCCACCCACCTTGGGCAACAACTTGTTCAGTGCGTTAGGGATTATCTGATCGTAGAAGGTCTTCATGCCTTCGCCACCGACCTTGAGGTCGAGTCCGGAGAGTTCACGCGTGTCCGCAAGACCGGGTTCGATTTCAGGGTCAAATGGCTGTTTGCCCTCGCGGGCGTCCATCTTTTGGACGATCTCTTTGCCGACAATATCCTCAAGTTCGCCCCGGGTGAAATTGCCCTGTTTCACGTTCTGGCCCCCGGCCGTCACGTTGATGTTGTACCCCTTCGATGTAGGCTCGTAGGTAATATGATCAACCTGCTTACTCAGGTCATACCGCTCTGCGTTTTGATCCCCTGTTGTGAACGCCACTCGGTCATAGCCACCCTCTGCCGCCATCGTCAGGACACGCTTCAGGGCAAGGTTTAGCCAGCCTTCAGTCTTGGTGACGAAGGGGGCTGGTGGAACCCCAATCGCTCCATCAGTTCGACGCGATAAATCACCAAACTCTGCGCGCTCCGCAGGGGTCAAGTCCTCCGCCGTTCCCGAGGTGTCGTCTATCTGCGCCGTGAGGGCGGCGTATCGTTCTTTTTCCGCTTTTGTCAGAGGTGGGCCTTTAAACCCCTGCTTCTTCCCTCCTTGACCCCAGTCTGACTGGATCTCTTCGACGAACAGCACCTTCTTACCGTCAGCATCGGTGCGGTCGTTCACGCGGATGTGTGCAAGGACGTTGGGTTGGTCCCAATGGGAGGAGCGGTACTCGCTCGTTACGTTTGCCGCTCGGACCGCGCCGTTTTCGCTGTTGGCATTCCGCACCAAGTCGCGCAAATCCTTCGTCGTTATCTCCGGGTCGTCTTCCAAAGGGTCATACCCGACTTCCTGCGCGTACCAGTCGGCTAGCTCACGCCTAGACATCGTGTCAACCGGCTGCGGTTTGGTCGGCAGGCGAAGCAACACTTCGCGATAGTTCTCGCCGCCGGGGAGGGTGAATGTGCTGTACTTAGTATCTGATGAAGCATTAGAGAGGTGTTTGTTTACGGTTTCTTGTAGCTTTGGAGGTAAATCATAGAAATCTACGTTGTCATCATCCTTAACGTACTCATAGTTCTCGGAGGCCGAGTCATACTCCAGCGAGTATCCTTCGGCCTCCGGCAGATTTGCCCACTCTGCGCGAATTCTACTTAGGGCATCTTTATTCTCACCCAACACCGTTTCTTCGACCTTGACTCCACCTTGCTTCAGGTAGTCTTGGACTTGTTCTTTGGTGACCCGGCCTTGTTGCAGTGCAAGCCAATCCTCTACACCTGTCCACTCAATCTCATCGCGCTTAGCCTGACCTTTGTTGACCATCCCAGTCAACACGTTCTTCCACTGCGGTGCAGGTGCAGCCTTCTGAGGGGACGCTTCTATAGCCTTATCCAATGCCGAATACCAAGGCTGCTCAGCACGTAGGGTTTGGAACCGAGCAGGCTTCTCTTCTACCGGGGCCGTAGGGGTATTTATCTCTACAATCTTGTTCCCAGCATGAGTACCTGCATACGCTTCAAAGCCGGGAACGTCTTTACGGGGTTGCCAGAGTTCTAACGGGAATCGCCCAACCGCAGGTTCGGTATAAAAGGGCACTTTGGTGCCAGATTTGGCAGAGCCACGCTTACCGTTAGTTATCCAAGTGAGAGTAGCCGTTCCGTCTTTAAGAATGACACGGGGTTTGGCACCTTCAGGGTAAGTTACGCCTGCAGCCGATAGGGCAGATGCCTCCGAATCAAGATACACCGTGCGAACAGACCGCTCTTTAGCTCCTTTATCTCCTTCGTGCCCCGGTAAATTGCGCTCCGCTTTTACTCGTTGCGTAGTGCCATCAGGGAACGCAGAGTATGCACTACCCAATTCCGTCTTGAAGGTTACTTTTGGTTCAGTGGCAGGGGTTTCAACTGCTGTGGGGGCAGGAGCGGCTGGTTGCGCTGATCCTTCTTCTTTTGCTTGGATGGTTTCAGGGGCTTGAGTGCCACTCGGAGTCTCCGTTAGTTCAGTAGGGATTGGCGCTTCAGGTTCAACTCGCGGTGCAGGAGGTACGACAGGGCGCTCCAGTCCCCCTCCGACAGGTGCTGCAGGCTCTGCGGTGGTGGGTCGTCCGAGATCTCCACTAGGTACTCCCACGCCAGACTCACCAACTCCGGGTTCAAGTTCTGTAGCTGCGGGGACATCTGCTGGAGGGGTAGCTGCAATAGCATCAGTGGGTTCCTCAATTTTAGCTGCTGCACGGGCTGCCCGCTCAGCCAAGATACTCTCAATGTCTTCTTCGGAGAACCCTCTAGCGGCAAGGCGATCCCGTATTTCCTGCATTTCAGGCGCAGAAGGAGTTTCACCCGTAGGAGTAGTAGACGCAGGAGGAGTTTCGCCCGTAGTAGGAGCTTCAGGACGCGCTCCCCCCATAACCCCACTTAGAGCGGCTCCGGGGCCGGATGCTATACCCGTCTCAACAATGGTGCGGCCAATATCTTTGCCAAGGCTTCGGGCATCGTACTCTGCCGCTTGCACATTGGTAGCAAACTTAGGAGCGACTTCTTCAATCTGTTCGCCCGCTAGTTCTCCGGCTACCCTACCCGCTACACCGCGCAAACCGCCTTTAGTTACCCCGCCTGATATGGCTTTTTCAAGGCCGGTCTTACCGCTAATGAACCCAGTGGCACCCCCTACGGCTGCTACGAGACGGGAGTCTTCAATAGCTTTTCTTTCAGCTTCGGCAGGGGAGTACCCTTGTGCAATTAGCGTTTTCTTGATGTCTTCAAAAGCTTCTGCCCGAGCCCCACCAGCATTGAGGATGGCATTAACTGCACCCCCAGTTGTTGTAGCTACACCTGCAGCCTTAGCTGCCGTAGCCCCTTTAGCCAGAGCCGCTGCCTGAGCCAGCTTAGTTGCCCCTAGACCGGGGATCATACTAGGCAGGTTGGTTATCACAAAACGCGCAGCTAACGCAGGGTCGTCGTAGTATTGGCTTGCAGCCTCAACAATCTGCGCCTTGATCCCTTCTTCCCCAGCTTTCTTAATGGATACATCTGCTGCAGCCATGCGTTGTTTAAGCGGCTCAGACTGCTTTTCACGCCAATACTCTGCACCACGCTCAAAGAATTTAGTAGCATCGCTTTCAGGTGCCAATAAACCCGGAATAGCCCCCACAAGCGTATTTGCACCCTCCCCTAGTTGGACTCCAAAGTCGCCTAATGCTTGCCCCCAAGTACGTTCTGGCCTAGCAGGAGCAGTAGGGGTGGTGGGGGCAGACGCAACCTGCCCCAGTAAAGAAGGCAACTGCGTTTGAATCAGCGACTGAGCTTGGTCAGGGGTTGTCCCTTCCGGTACTTCAAACCGGGCGATACGGCCATCGGGGAGTTGAAAGCGAGCAATAGGCATTATTTTTCAAACCCTAGAAATTTGACACCGCTAGTTGCAGGCGAAGTAGAGGCTGATGGACTTCCACCTACTCCAATTTCTTTTTTAGCATCTTCAATTACCTTCCTACGGTACTCTGCTTTTGCTACTGGGTCTTTTAATTTACGGTATTCACGATGAATTGAATCAGATGCAAGACGCTCGTCTACTTCTTCTACTATTTTTGCTAGCGTTTTCTGTGTAGCAGGGTTTTGTTGCAACTTAAAGTATTGTGCATAGGCTTTATCCGATGCCTCATCGGGAGAATAACCTTCTCTAATATATTTATTGGTAAACGCCTCAATAGCATCTTGTTGGTTTGTTCTACGGGCACCTCGTAAACGGCTATCTTCTGCTACCTGCATACGACTAAGCTCATCAACCGTATTTTGCCGGCTTCGTGAAGCCATCTCCGCACTTTTCCCCGTAAACCCAAGCAATTTGGCCTGCCTAGCATCCTCATACTGCTGGGCCTTCTCTTGGCTAGACACATAGTCTTCTACAAACTTATCTGCCAGCTTACGATTCCCAAGTTCGTCAGCCATACGAGCTTTACCTAGAGCCGCTCTAGCGTTGATAGCTTCTTTCCTTGCCGCAGCTTCCAGTTTTCTGATTTCTTCATTGTCGTTAAGCGTTTGAAGCCCCGCCTTGCTTACAGCAGAACCAAAACCAGACTCCTTGGTGCCCAGCAAACTTAGCCCAAACCGCATCCAAGGGTCATCTTTAGCCAAAGCGTCTTTTGAGGCTTTTTGGCTTTCCCCAATAAGTGCTTCTTGCTGCGCATAATAAGGGGCTGATGTCGCTTGGTTCTCACTAAATCTACGATTTGCCATTGCACTACGCTCTGCTTCACTAAGCGTAGGTTGACGTTGCGTCTGTGTCCGGGTTTTTTCAGCAGCTAGCGCCTCACGATATGCTATCTCCTCCGGACTTTCCTTAGTGGCAATACCGTAGATAGCTTCAGGAGACAGCATGGTACTTGCGTTAGAAGTGGGGGGCATCCTAGTCGCTCTCCCTCCTGCAATCCCTTGGGGTAACGATGTCATACGGGGATCTACATATCCTGATGCAGGTGCAGGAGCAGGAGCAGCAATACCCCCTAGATCAGGAGCCGACATGGGGTTAGGCAGACTAGCGGTATTGCTTTGGGCAGGTGCTTGCATAGGGGGACTGCCCCCTAACTCGGCTTTTTGCCGTTGCAACTTGGACAATTCCGATTGAAGTATGAACATTCGACCCTCATCCCTACGCCTTTGTTCCTCTGGGCTTACCCTAATAGCGTCTCTAGCTGCCTCATTACCCGTAGAAGGGCGTGTGGTTGCTGTTACAGGGCGTCCTATTGCTTGAATCTCTGTTTGTAAGTAACTAATCGCTTCGTCCAACGCAGCTACATCAGGTACGTCGCCCCTACTACTGAAAGCAATCGCCCCCCCACTAGCCAAACTCTTGACGCCTTGCTGACCCTGCCCACCTTGCCGTTGCGCCATAGCCATTTGAAGAGCTTGCGCCAGTTGCGGAGTCATAGGCGGGCGTTGCTGGGGAGCCGGTTGCTGGGGAGCCGGTTGCTGGGGAGCCGGTTGCTGGGGAGCCGGTTGTGGAGATTGCGGGGGAGCAGCGGCAGTAGGAGCAGCGGCAGTAGGAGCAGCGGCAGTAGGAGCAGCGGCAGTAGGAGCAATACTTCCAAGACCCAGCCCCAGTTTTTGCGCGGCTGCTTCTACCACGGTGGGTTGTTGAGAGGCACCTTGAGCTTGTGCTGCTCGTTGCGCCTCCTCCAACCTAGCCAATTCACTTAAGCGCATCGCAGCGGGGAGTGCGGCTGGCGAATCGCTTTTACTCGTTGCGAGTAGCCATTCTGGCTTCATGCCCTTCATCTTATCTTGAAGCTCAACCAAATCCATACCAATAGGCATGTTGGACGGTTTCGACGGGTTGTTAAAAGCCATGATGCACAGTCCTTAATTAGTCGTCGTAGTCGCCGCACCCGCCGGAACATCTTGCCCGGTCAGAGACTTAAATGCGTCAGCCAGTTGCTGTGAAGTGGCGGTATCCCCTAGAAGCGTTTGCAAAGCTCTGTACCCTACGATACCGCCGCCCGTAATTGTAGCTAGCTGACTAGGTGACGCAGACATGACGTTCTCAGAAGTCATCGGGAACCTAGTCATCAGATCCGCCAGTGCAGTGCGTTGTGCCGCAGGGAAGTTCTGTTCACGCAAGAAGTCGTCGAAGTCTGCCTTCAGGCCTTGCTGGGTGATGTCACGTTGGGTAGCGCCCGCTGCAGCCACCGCTTGGTTACGTTGAATATCTTGAGCCCCGGAAGCAATGCCCAAACTACCCTGAGCTTGCGCCGCTGTCGTAGCTGTCTGCAAGTAGTCTCTAGAAAGATTAGCACCGAATTGTTTGGAGGCTTCCTGCGCTCTAAGAGCTTCCATACCATACTGAGCTTTACTAGCCGCACTGGTTTGAGCCTGCCTAGCTGCCTCTTGACGCGCTTCTTCAGTCGATTTAGCCGCAGATTGAGACAGTCGAGCGCGTTCTGCAGCGATGTTAGCTGCACTGGTAGCCGCAGCCTGTTTAGACGTATCCGTGGCTTTCAACGCTTCTAAGCCCATCCGCGCTCTAGTTTCTTCAGCCGTAGCAGCCTGCGTAGACCCGAACTGACGAGCTTGCTCTGCTGCCTTAGATTCGTCCATACGAAACCTAGCGGCAGTTTCTGCAGCCGTAGCATCTTGCTTAGCACCAAACTGACGGGAGGCTTCATCAGCGGTAGCGGCCTCAAGCCCGTACTTGGTCTTAAGTTCTGCAAGGTTAAGCTCTTTACCGTACTTATACTGCTTGGACTCTTCAGTAGCTTTAGCTGCATCAAGTTCAGATTTGATTTGCAATTCTAGAGCTTTTAATTTATCGGATTGTGTGTACTGCTTGGACGCTTCAGTACCTTTAGCTGCTTCAAGCCCGTACTTGGCAGTACCTTCCGCACCAAACTGACGGTTAGCCTCCGTAGCTTTCTGGGCTTCAAGGAATTTACCCGACTCAGCAAGCCGTTGTTGCAGTGCAGTATCGTAAGCAGACTGGTAGCCTTTAGCCGTGATATCGCCAAGCTGGGTCTGCAGGTTACGAGTACCTTCTGCTTCCAACATAGCCTGCCGACTACCACCGAAGGCACCAGCTTTAGCTAGTTGCTGGGTCTGTTCAATACGGCTGAACTCTGACTGCCTGCGAGCTTCCCTAGCCTGCGCATCCACAACGCTTTGCAGGTACGGGTTCATGTACCCTTCAACAGTCTTAACGTCCCCCAAGCCAGACACGATTTCTGTGGGCGTGTAGTTGAATTGGTTCTGGAACTGCGTCGTGTCGTACCCAGCGATGCCGCCCGGAGAGATACCCGATTGGAACTGCGTTGCTTGGTAGGCATCGGGTGCGTTGACACCCCCATCAAACTGAGCCCCTTTGTAGGCAGTGGGGGCACTGTACCCCGCAGATTGAGTCCCACCTACATATGCGTTGGGAGCGTTATACCCAGAAGTGAACGTCGTGGGGGTGAATGCCGCAGGGTCACGATACCCTGAAGAAATCTCTCGTGCGTTGTAGCCTGTGGGGGCGGTGTACTGATTGCTAAAAGTAGCGCCGGTATACCCCGGACCCCCAGCAGCCGTATTGTAGATGTTGCCTAAGTTTGACGTTGCAGAAGTGACGCTCGAAGGAGTGGCTAGCCCACTTAACCCAGCAAAAGCTTGCGTCTGAAGATCCGACTGCCCCGCGACTTGCGCGCCCGTGTAGGGTTGGTAAGTATCCGTTTGGTACGCAGTTACGGCATCCCTAACAAGCCCCCCAACTGTGGGAGCAGCCCAATCCGAAACAGTTCGTTGGGTACCGCCTGTGACAATAGGGTCAGTGGGCATGGTTGTTCCTTACTTGGGCAAGTATTTAGTGGGCATGATCTGACGCCCTTGCTTCGGGTTTCCCGTACGAGCCTTGCGGATTCGAGACATAAAATCGTGCAGTTGCTTAGCTCCAGCATCCGAATTGCCATTGCCGAGATGCGACACTACGTCGGCAGGGATCACGAACTCACCACCACTTAGCTTAGCCGGTTGCCGATTGTCTATCACAGCCTCGATTCTATCAGCCATACCGTCTTCTGCGCTACGCAAGTACCCTAAACCTTGGTTGATGGGGCCACCGCGAGCTTTTGCGACATCGCCCCCAGTATAGTCACCCATACTTGTCGAAGGACGCATTCCGAAGTTGCTACGCATAGGGCGCATACGGGATCGGGCAGACATAACGTCTGTAACGCCACTTGACCTAGCTTGAGCTTCGGACTTATACGCAGTGCCGTCAGGACCGTAGACCACATCGCTGATACCACCACCACGAGCGAATTCTTGAACGGCATTTGGAGCATACCCAATCGGGTCACCCATATTTAGTTCAGGATTTGTAGGGTCATCGAAAGCGCGGATGTCTGTACTACCCGGATAATTAAGGGGCATAGTTGAACCCAGTTGATCTGTCTGGGCTTGATCTCTCTGAGCGGCAGTTTTAAGGCTTTCCGCAATGGTCTCTGGTGTCTCGTTACCCGACTGCAACTGCTGCATCCACCAATCAAAGCCTGCTTGGTCAATCTGGTTAGGATCAGTGCCAACACCTGTACGTCCAACGTCTCCGTAAGCGGATGTAACCAAGTTCCGATTGTTTGCTTGAGTGAAGATGTTGTTGAAGGTCTCAGGGGTTACGTTACCGGCTTGGAACTGCTGCATCCAGTAGTCGTAGCCTGCTTGGTCAATCTGGTTGGGGTCAGCGCCAACACCCGTACGCCCGACGTTTCCGTAAGCGGACGTAATCAGATCCCCGTAGTTAGGAGCAGGAGCAGGAGCAGGAGCAGGAGCAGGAGCAGGAGCAGGAGCAGGTACGCCTACAGGCCGATTGAGGGTGAAGTTAAATTCCCCTGCTGCCCGAGCCGCTTCAGGCGATGCGTACTCAATACCCGTCCTACCGTACACTTTGGGGGGTCCAACAGGCGCAGGTGCCGCAGAGCCAACCGGAACGGTTGCAAAATGCCTAACCGACCCTCGACCGCCAGTACCCGTAGCCCCCGTAGCCACTTGTTGAGTAGCTGGACCTTTAAGCCCTTCTGTGGGGAGAGACTGCAGACCTGTCGGGGTCATCCCTTTGTTTATTGTGCCAGACATCAGCTTAGCCCCTGCTGCCGCAGAGAGTCCACCCAAAGCCAACTTAGCGATGTCGGGAGAAAGTCCGAATGTCTTAGCTATCGCAGCAACCAGCGGGTTGTTGTCTGCTGCTGAACCGGATGTGCCAGTAACGGCACCCGTAGCGTTACCGCCGTTAAGTATAGGATCTCCGGGAGGAACAATACCTAATTCGGTCTCAAGTTCCGTCTGCACATCCCGTGCAGGATCGTCTGAAGATCCATACGGATCGGTGAAACCATCATCCCCCCCACCGCCACCACCGCCACTATCAACATCAACATCAACATCAAAATCAAAATCACTATCGCCACCATCACCATCATATCCATAATCAACACCATAATCATAATCAACTTCACCGCCATCATCAAACCGTTGATAGCGTTGGTTAAAGCGGGCGTTGCTGTCGTCGTAATACCCTTGGTTGAAGAAGTCGTCCATAGCAGTGTCCGTAGATGAATTGGTCAAACCACCCGAAGCCAGTTTGCGAGGGGGGCTCTTAAGGTAATTAGTAGCTAGCGTGGTGGCGATCCTAGTCGGATCGAAGTTCCCGGTTCTAGCAGCTTGGATGAGTGCACTAGAGACCCCTTTAGGCAGTCCCGTAATCTCAGTCACTTGCCCAGAGAGCGCAGAAGATGCCATAGACTTAAGAGCTTTCTCAACATCCCCACCGGACTTAACCGTGTCGATGATGAATTTACCTAGGTAGTTTTGGATATCAGGGGATAATCCGGGGGCAAGCTGCGCACCCAATGGTCCAGCAAGGCTACCAAGAGAAGAGAACAACGCCCCTTTAGCCGCAGCCTCGATGTCCCCACCGTTAAGTGCGGTGTTTGTGGCTATGTTACCTACTGCAGTTTGAGCCCATGCAGGAGCTTCAGGTAACAGAAAAGAGCCAATGTTTTTTGGTATTTGGCTAAGCGTATTCCCAAACTGAGACAGAGATCCGAAGACCCCCCCTCCTGCACCAGCTTCTGAAACACTGACAAGCGGGGCAAGCTCTGATCCGTAGCCCATCATCCCAAGTTCAGAAGCCGTCACAGCCCCAGCTTCTGCAGCACCAGCAGCACCCGCACCTAGAGCACCTGCAGCACCAGTCGCTTCTGCAGCACCAACAAGAGACGCAAGCTCTGACCCGTATCCCATCATAGCCGCTTCAGCAGCCGTTACACCAGCACCAGCACCCGTTGCACCAGTCCCCAAAAACCCAAGCGCATAGGGAGCAGCAGCGAGTACCGGTAGCGCCAATGCGTACTGTCCATACTTACGCATAAAGTCAGGCGTATACTTCTCCCGCTTAGGAGATCCAATCATTTCCCCGTCAGGGGAAAAATCCGCCGTGTAGTACCAACCATCTTTATCGGGGGCCGTTAGGTCTGCACGGTAGCTTGTAGGTGTAGCAGTCTGCTCACTAGGGATAACGCCATATTCCGTAGCCAGAGGGTCTCGGTTCTCCCCAAAAGTTGCAGCGCGAACATTACTAAGCCCCGGACCAAACTCGGTTTTACGTTGTAGCGCAGGGTCTACAGAATAAGAAGTCCCCATCCCCTCGTCCATAGCATTACTGCGCTGCTCTGCCGTAGGTGTGTAGGTGTTGATGTCCCCAATGTTGCCAAACTGTGCTCGCAGGTACTCGTTCATTTCTTCATCAGTCATACGAACCTCTTAGATTTTGCTAACGAACGACAGAGTAACTACAACTGATGCTGTAGAGGGGCGAGTGGGGCTGGTACCCGCAGGGTAGTGCTGGATAGATACAAGAGCGTCGGGGGTAGACCACCAAAGCTCGACGAACTCGTTAGCTTGCAACGACACAAAGTAGTTCCACCCAACGATGAGGTGTCCGTCAAACCCGCCATGCACCTTGGGAACAGAGATCACACCTGCCGATCCGGGGATGTCTATACCTGCACCGGGACCATCTTGCCGCAACCACACAGTCACATCATGCTCTTGCGCATCAGCGTTGTTGAACTGCGCACTCCACTGCAAGTTGTAGATGCCCGCCCGAGTAACCGTGAGCTTAGTCCCAGACTCTATGGACACCCCGTTGGCAAAGTCAACCGTGTCAAAGGTCATCACGGTAGCAGTGTTGGCTACGGCAGTCTGGTCCACCACTGACTGAAAAGCCCCGTACGGGTTGTTAAAGAACTGCCCGCCTTCTGTCCCCAGAATAGCCCGAAACGCCTCATCAATACGGTTGAAGTACAGTCGCAGCACATTGGCAAACTGATCCTGCTGACTACGCGCATACACATCGTAGGCAATGGGTAAACTGGGGGCTTTAGGCGGAACTAAGTCCATACTAACGTCTTCCGTCCGGTTTGATGTCGATACGAGGCGAGCCTAGCTGCCACTGCGTACCTAGCTGGTTAGACGCTACCTTGAACACAATCTGCCGCCCACGGACTCGCGTATTGATCTGCCCCGTGAACTGCTCAACTGCGTAGGTACCTATGCGATCCACCGGGTACTCGTTACTGCCCGCCACAGACGCAGGGTTATTGTACCCAGAACCAGAGTTCTGTAGGGGGTACAGCGTCATCGTCACTTGCGGTGTCAGGGCACCTGAAGAGTTTCGGAACGTGATGTCGGGCAACAGCCGCCAGATAAACCCGAAGTTGTGTCCATCGTCGATGTCGAATTCACTGGATGTGATGTAAGCCTCGATTGCCGTAGGAACTGCACCCGACAAGTCGTCAATACCGTACTCGTGATCCACTAGATTGTGCAGATACGTAGCCGCCACAGGGTAATCTGAACCCGCCCCTGCATCTATCCAAGCCGTCCTACCCATAGTGCCGTAGTACCAAAGCTTCTCTACGTAGTTGTAGACCACATACCGATCTATTACGGTAGAAGATCCAGACGGGTAGAACCACCACACCTCGTTAAACTGCTCCACCGTGGCAGCAAAGATCTGGTCGTTTTGAAGCTTGTTCAGGTCACTGAAGACGTACTGCCGCAGCGAACAAGCCAGCGTATTCACACGCCCATCATAATAGTAGAACTTGTTGTCGCCCATCCAGTAAGCCACACCCGACGCATATATCGCACAGTTGGGGCTAATGATGGAGATGTTGTCACCCAAGAGCGTAGACCCCCAAACAATAGGAGGTCCAAGGTACTGCAAGGAGTAGATAGCGGAGTCTGTCCAGACGATGATTTCTTGACGGCTTTGAAGCACCGATACGATCTCAGACCCGTGAGAAAGCCTAATGTCCCCAGCCTGATTGGTGGGGGAAGGCGTCCACATTGAGTAGTCTTCTTGGTCTGACCATCGGATCAGCAAGGGGTCAATAGAGGCTTCCCCAATTGCGTTACACCCCATAGCCATGACAAACCTTGAAGTGTCTGAGATGACGATGTTGTTCTGTATCGTTGGGACACCCGAAGCACCCACCACGGAAGTGATGTTAACTGCTCTAGTGGTAAAACCCGCAGAGGTATCCCAGTAGTACATGCCCCCGCCTTTAGGGCCAAAGATCAGGTCTTCTCCGTAGTTCGCCTGACTCCACAAGCGAAGCGATTGCGTAGAGGGTATCCCTTCCCCCCAAGCACCTACACCCCAAAAGCCAGAACCCCATCCCGATAGGGCAACCTGAATAGCTGGACCTACGGGGATCTGATACGCCGCCGAGACCACTGCACCACCGCCTGTTGTTGTGGTAGTAGCCGCACTTGCGTTAGTCACCGTGTACGAGTTGACGTTAGGGACCGTCTGTATCTCGTAGTCCCCGTTCATGTCCAGCCCACCGACCGCAGTAGCGCCGCTAAACACTACGTAGTCCCCCGCACTTGCACCGTGTGCTGCAGCCGTAACCGTGACGGTGGTGGAGCTTGTCGTCGTGGCAAAGGGGTTTGCCCCCAGCGTAACGGTAGTGCGAAGTGGCGTTATGTCGTAGTAAGCACCGCCCCTAGCCACATAAAACTTAGCGTTGGTACCTACCCCGATAAGCTTCAGTCCTGAAAGCGTTACCCATAACCAAAGGGACCTGCAGATACCGATAAACGTATTCGCAGACACCCGTGCCCAGCCGCCAATCTTTTCGGGGGTGCCGGAACGAAACCTGACCTTTTCCGACTCGTACCACTTACCTTCATTGGTGTACCGAGTGTTCTCTCGATCTACCCCCGGACCTACAATCAGCTTTTTTAGCGGCATGACAACTCACCTTACGGTTGCTCAGAGCAGGTTCTACGGACCAACACGCCGTCCGCAGCCATTAGATGCTCTTTTATTGACTCAGCTTTAGCCACCATTTGGGGTCGAAGTACCGGCTCCACTGTCCACCGGCATACCAACTTTACCGGATGTAGCGACGGTGGCCCAAGAGTTGAACACCCCGACAAGAGCCCAGATACCACCAGAGACAGCCAACATCGTCTCATTGCTGACAGCGAAGCCATAACCCAGCCCTTGAGCAATAGCCATAGCAGCACTAAGCACGGCGGCAATAGCGTTAACGGCAGTCTGCCGGTTCTTCCAAACTTCGGAATCCCTAAGCGCATACCCTGCTTTAAGGGCGGTAAAGATGTTGCCTACGAGCATGACATTCATTGGTTTTCCTTCATTTGGGCTAGTGTTCGCCCGTTGGTGAACTGGCAGTGGGCCATTTCTTTGAAGCTTTTCCAACGCCCCGCCCACTCTAAGCCGACGCTCTCGGCAATGACGCCGCATTTAGTGAACAGACTGGCGTCTGCCCACGGGATCTTCCCATTGACAATGGGTGCAAAATCAAAGGCGCACTTCCAATTGTGCCAGCTTTGACCGGGTTTTGCATTAGTTACAACCTTACCCGGTGTCGTCCTACCTTGGGCATACAGTGCGCCTTGAGCCTCATGATCGCGGTAGGTAGAGGTGATGATGATGTCGATCCCTTGCGTTTTGCAGGCATCAATGAAGCGATGGCAAAGCTCTGCCGTCTTGGGGTCTAGATCTTCGATCTTGCGACTGCTAATCATGGGGTGCTTTAAGAGATCTGCAGGTAGTAGGACTGCATTACATTTGTGCCATAATCTCCCATGTCTACCGTCACATTGACAGGGGCGGTTAAGAAAAACTTATACGCCACAATATTAAAAGCGTTTGGAGAAAATTCCCCTGTACGTGCGGGTGTGAAAGTTTCTCCGGTAATAGTACCGCCACTGCCGTAGAACGCTATAACAATTACTGGAACAATTCCTCCAGAAGACGTTACAACTTGCGCTGTCGGATCTCCCGCAGTTATTTCACCGGCGGCACTAAAAGCCGAAACAGTCGAAGTATTGCTTGCATTACGGAATACCAACAGTATTTTACGATTAAAACTAAAACCCGACATACCCGAAAAAGTAGCTCCGGGATCTCCTGCTACTAAAAGCTTATATGAAGAAATAGCCCTCCAGTTAGCAACGGCAGCATCCGCCGTATTAACTACAGAGGTCCACCCAGCAGGAACCGCCGTAGTAGGCACCGAGCCCGGTGCCCCAACAAAATCCACCAAAACAGCAATATCTCCAACCGCTGCACTGCTTGGTATAGAAAAATTATTATTTCCGCTAGTTAGCGTTTCCGATACTAATCGAATTCCTGATAGTGTCTGGTATCCAGACAGACTAGCCGCACCAAAAGTACTTATAAGAGGCATAAAAACTCTCAAGCGAAGTTAGATAATGATGCCAGCACAGTGTACGTAGATGAAGCCGTTTTGATGATTACGTAAGTGTATGAGTTGATGCTGTTGATGACACCGCTGGTTGGGGTAGCTCCGTTGGGCCATTTAGGAGTTACCGCAGAGCCATCAATTTGAAACGCTGTCGGATAGTAGGCCGTTGCGCCATTGGTCACCAAGAACACAATGTTGAGCGTTTGGCCTGTAGCCATCATGGTATCCAGCGTAGTAGACCCATCGCCACGTACGTTCAGCGTCCAGTTGCCTGACGCATTCGTAGTGTAGTAGAGCACTGCTTGAGTCAATGCGCTAAACGTGACGGTGCCAGTAGCAGCCGTAGCAGAAACAGTGACAAACTCTCGGGCAGTAGTCAGCAAAAGGTTGGATACCGACGGGGTAGTGCCAAGAACAACGCTACCAGTACCCGTAGAAGCCGTAACCCCAGTACCGCCATTAGCCACCGGGAGAGTGCCTGTAACACCCGTAGTCAACGGCAAGCCCGTAAGGTTCGTAGCATCACCCGAAGCCGGTGTGCCCAGAGCCGGCGTAACAAGCGTTGGAGAGGTTGAGAGCACTACATTACCAGTGCCCGTGGAAGTCGTAACCCCAGTACCCCCATTAGCCACCGGAAGAGTGCCAGTAACACCCGTAGTAAGCGGCAAGCCTGTGAGGTTCGTAGCAACACCCGAAGCCGGTGTACCCAGAGCAGGCGTTACAAACGTCGGAGAAGATAGAGTCGGAGAGGTCGAAAGCACCACACTGCCCGAGCCTGTAGAAGACGTAACTCCTGTACCGCCATTAGCCACCGGAAGAGTGCCTGTAACACCCGTAGTCAACGGCAGACCTGTGAGGTTCGTAGCAACACCCGAAGCAGGGGTGCCCAGAGCAGGCGTTACAAGCGTTGGGGAGTTGGACAAGACCGTGTTACCAGTGCCCGTGGAAGTCGTAACCCCCGTACCGCCCGAAGTCACAGGCAACGCCGCACCTAGCGTCAGACTAGGGATGTAGTTCAACTGCTCCAGTACATTGGTGCCGTCAAGGTACACCAACATCTTCTTACCCGTAGGGATCGAAATCCCAGTACCCGCAGCCACTACGCCCCCAGCAATCGTAGCTACGTAAAAGGTGCAGGTGTAGCCCGTATTGTTCCAAACCACATAGGTGCGCTCAGATGGAGGTGCATACAGCTCAAAAGCTGCCGCAACAGTACCCGCATTAAGCTTCAATACCGCGTTACGAGCCTCATCCGTAATACCGTTGTTCGCCGTAAGTGCCTGCGTATTGGCAGTGGGGGAGATGGTGACTGCTACGTACCCTCCCACCGCATCATCAAGCAACGTGGTTATCGACGAATTGACCACATCCCCCCACGTACCGGACAGTTCTCCAGTTACGGGCAAGGCTAGGCGAAGGTTTGAGGTATATGACGTAGGCATCTAGGCTCCTATGCAGCTACTTGCTGCCAATTCGCGGTTTGTACGGTATCAACCGCACCCCAAGTTGGGGTTTGTGTGGTAGGTATATTTTGCCAGCTTGGCGTTTGGGAGTCACCTATTGATGTCCAAACAGGTGTCTGAGAGGTAGGAATACCACCCCATGCGGGTGTCTGCCCGTCGTCAATAGCACCCCAGACATTGACTGAACCTACCAACCCGTACGATACGGTGCCCGTAGCGTAGATAACTACGTCTACTAAGAGGGTGGCCGTATAGAACGTGTTGGTGTTAGTGTACCTTGAAGGCAGTATTGTGTATGTAGCAGTAGACGTTGCGCTGTAGAAGGTGTTGGTGTTGCTGTACAGCGCAGGTACTACAAACACTTCGCCCGGAGTTACAATTGCCGAATAGAACTCGTTGGTGTTCTCAAACAGCGCCGGTTCAAGCGTGTTGCTAACGTCTACCGTGGTTGCGTAGAAGGTGTTGGTGTTATCCAGCAACGAAGGCGCAAGTATGTATGTCGCAGCTAGTACGGGGCCATAAAGCTCGTTGTTGTTGGTGAACAGTGCCGGGAGTAGGTACGACACTCCCACTTCTATAGTGGAGGTATAGAAGACGTTTACGTTAAACGCAGGCCATGACACGTATCCCGGATATACGTAGTCCGGCTCTACATAGTCTTCACACAACAGGATCTGTGTGAACAGCGGGGTGTAGAAGGTGTTGGTGTTGGTGTATAGCGCAGGTGTGAGATCGGTAACCTGCGCAACCGTGGGGGTGTAGAACTCGTTTGTGTTGGTGTACAGCGCCGGAACTAGCGTATTGCTAGCGGCTACCGTAGCGTTGTAAAACGTGTTGCTGTTTGTGTATAGCGCAGGGGCTAGCGTGTAGCTTGTGGCTACCGTAGGGGTGTAGAACGTGTTTGTGTTGGTGTACAGCGCCGGAACTAGCGTATTGCTAGCGGTTACCGTGGGGGTGTAGAAGGTGTTTGTGTTGGTGTAGAGGGCAGGTACAAGTGTCTGCGGAGCCCCCGTAGTAGTTATCGTGGGGGTGTAGAAGTCGTTTGTATTGGAGTACAGCGCGGGAGTCAGCGTGTAGCTAGAAACCAGCGTTTGGGTGTAGAAGGTGTTGGCGTTGGTGTAAAGCGCAGGCGTAAGAGTCTGCGGAGCCCCGGTAGTAGTTACCGTAGGGGTGTAGAAGGTGTTGGAGTTGCTGTACAGCGCCGGAACTAGCGTGTTGCTAGCGGCTACCGTAGGGGTATAGAAGGTGTTGGTGTTGGTGTAGAGAGCAGGGACTAGAACCGCTGCAATCGAGGCACTATAAAAGGTGTTTGTGTTGGTGTAGAGAGCAGGCGTTAGCGTGTTGCTAGCGGCTACCGTAGGGGTGTAGAAGGTGTTGGTATTGTTGTACAGCGCCGGAACTAGCGTATTGCTAGCCGCTACCGTAGGGGTGTAGAACGTGTTGGTGTTGGTGTAGAGAGCAGGCGTTAGCGTTTTGCTAGCGGCTACTGTGGGCGTGTAGAAGGTGTTTGTGTTGGTATAGAGGGCAGGCGTTAGCGTTTTGCTAGCGGATACCGTGGGGGTGTAGAAGGCGTTGGTGTTGGTGAATAACGCTGGAAGCAGCGTTTGCGAAGCCGCGCCGCCAACCTCAAACGCATTGTTCTCAAACGCATTTGCCTGAAAAGCAGCGGCCACGGTTTACCCCAGTGAAGCCATGTACTCCAGATAGTCTGGATCGCACGTAATAGCGACAACCGTCCACCCATCGGGTACCGGATCGCCCGTAGGAATAAGCTGCAGATTCCCCTCTGCGTCTTGGAGCACATCCCATGTCATAGGTCTTGCTCCAAATACATCTTGTTGACTGAGAAAAGTTTAGCGGTCGTGCCCGAAACAGACTGCGTGTGCGCCTGCATGTACATAAATGCAGTGTTGACAGGTATGTTAGAAGTGACTGCAACGTCATCCATGTAGATCGTTCCTGTAATCACATCTACTAGACGAACATAAATAGTTGCACTGTTGTTCGGAGGTGCGAACATGTATAGGTCAAGGATCTGCCCAGCAGTTACCGTTGCGCCAGAAGGCGTCTTAGTGCCGAGCGAAGCGTTCCGAGTGGCGAACTGCCACGTACTGTCGGCTGAATCTTTAACCAGTGCACACGTGTTAGCCCACGTACTAGCGTCTGCCGCCATCGTCGCGTTGTTAGCCGATAGCCCAATCATCATCCGCTGATCTGCCGCTAGAGTCTCAACGCCAAAACGGGCAAAGAAGAAGAACCCACCAAGGCTTGCGGAATTACCACGCCAAGCTACAGTAGCGGCGGTTTGCGTTCCTGATGCTCCTGTGGCCGTTGTGCCCGTGCCGAACCGAGCCCGACTAAGACTGGTCATGGCATTTGTTGAAGCCCGAGCCGGTGTGTCTTGGGCCGCTGCGGTGCCGCTATTTCGAGCGGTGTAAGTAATACCAAAAGCAGTTTGTGCGGTAGTTGCACTAGGCAACCAAAGCATGATGGTGTTACCAAAAATCGCAGGCTGATACGCTACATCAACACCAGACGGTCCGATAGAGTTTAGAGTTGCTCGCGCCGCCCGCGTCTTAGCAAACATCCGCAGCCAACCAGCGGAAGGGGCCGCAGGTGTTACCACATCGGGAAGATCTAGGTATTGGTCAACAACATGCTCTGCGTTCCAATTGCTTGGCTGCACGAGGGTTGCATCACCACCGTCGGTTTTTCCAGAAGTGAAAGTGTGCTTTACGTTTGGCATGTTTTACGCGAACGGAGGTTCTTTGGTGGACGTACCAAAACGGTTAACTTGGTAGAAAAAGTCAACGCCGATTACAAAAATGGGGTCGGGAAAGGTGTCCGCAACGTTTACCCCGTCACGGAAAAACCGCACCAGAAAACGCATGTTTTGCTGCACCGCAGCCGCTGGGAAGTTGTCCGCAGGGTCGTTGAAGTTGATGTAGTGTGCGTACGCCGTGCCCGTCGCCTGAGTGCAGTTGGCGTAGATGGTTTGGCTGGGACCGAATGTCGTATTGGCACCCGGAGCGTTTGACCATGCGTATGTGAACTCAAACCCGAAGCGCACCGTACCAGTTGAAGTCGAACTCCCCGGCGACCAATGCACTCCGATGCACAGGTCGGTTCCGACCGCGTAATCGTAGGGAACGTCGAAATTTAGATAGGCTTCGTTGAGCGCGTCGTGCAGGTAGACGTACTCGTACAGACCATCTCGGAAGTTGGACAGAGTTGGTGAGTTTGGGTTGCCCTCGCGTACCGTAGGATCACTGCCGATCTGAGACCAAGACAACGCTGTCCGAGCCGCCAGATCGGTGAAGTTCCCATCAAGCTCCGCGTAACTGAGCGCAGAGCCCTTAGTGCTACGCAGAGTGATTGTCATGGCTTACAGCGCGAAGATGCCCGACGCATTCCAAGTAATGGAGATGTTCCCGCCGTTAGGCGTCACCGGCAAGCCCGTCACTGACGTATCAATGTAAGCAACCAGCGGGCTGGTAGCCGAAGAACCTGTGTCGATGTAGATAATCAAGGCTTCCACCGAGTTACCCGTCACTGCAGTGTATGTCACATCCGCACCGTCAAAGACCCCGTTGGTGAACGTCTTGGAGCCAATCGTTTGCGGGGTACCCACAGCAGCCGCTGACGCGCTGCTATAGAACTGATGTGCCGCTGAGTAGGTGTACGTGCCCGTGTCAATCAGAGCGACTTTAACCGTGCCAGCAGACAAGTTGTTGTTCGTGGTGAACTGCAGAAGCTGTTCTTTCCACAAGGGGTACAGGGCATTTGCCATTTTAGGCTCCTTTATGCAATGCGGATAAGTGCGTCTGTTGCGCTGTTAGGCGGCATCTGCACGGTAAACGTGTTCGTAGAAGTCTTGTCAGCACCAAAATCCAGCACCGCTACAGCCTTATTGGCCTTGCTGCTATTGTAGATCAGCGCCCCACGCGCGGTGGTGGAGGTAGTCCAAGTGGTATCCGCAAAGTCTACGTAAGCGGTGGTGCCTGAAGTTGTTACCGAGACGCCCGTAAGCGCGTTACCCCCAGCAGTATACCCTGCAGCAACCACTTCGCCAGTCGTTGTATACACCGTAGTGCTAGCGCCAAGCGAGGCTGCGCTAGTGTACAGAGCAAGTTTGAACGTATCCGTAGAGAAGTCGTGAACAGCTTTTAGTAGCTGTTCTTTGAAGGATGTGCACTGGGTTTGTACGATAGCCATCAATTCACCTCTACACGGGCTTGCCCGCTACGGTACGCATCTTGACGCTCAAGCCCATCACCCAGACGCTTGGCAAGTGCAATAGCTTCCTTGTACTTACCGTCGTACAAGCCAACCATATCCGCTTCACCCTTCATGAAGGTGTACGCTTCAATCAACGTGCCATACAGCAGCACCGGATCAAAGTTGTCGCCAAGCCAAGTAGTGCTAGCGGTGACAATGGACTCTGGGTAGAAGTAGTAGTGAAGCTCTGTTGAGTAGGTGGCATTAGGCGTCGGCCCCAGCAGGAACGTCAGTTCAGTAGCCGAGGTTGAGCGAGGACCAAAGATAGCGTAGTGCTTGGGGATACCCGTCGAAGTGGGTCCGGGGTACGCCTCACGGATGAAGTTCACATCCTTATTGAGCAGGAACGTGAAGTTGTCTTGGGCATCAATGACCGCAATCGAGTAGACCGACAAGAAGTCATCCGGGGCAGACAGGTACTTGTTGCCAGACGTAATCGAGCCGGTCACGTTCTTACGAAGCGACGGAAACTGCACAGAGTTGTAAATGCGAGTCTCAGCCTGCTTGATGAACGTGTTCATGTCCGCCGTAGCAAACGTGTTCTCCGTGTAGTCTGAGACTGCCGTTACAAGGTCTGCGTAGTTCATGCCATCGGCCCCCGCGCCATCGTGCCTTTAGTGGCGCATCCAGTACCACGAATCTTGATCCCAGAGGTCTTGGGGCCGGGAGAAACCCCCATAGCCGTATTACCCACCACCATGCAGATCTCGTCTTTCAAAGTCTGGATGGACTGCGGCATACCCGGCTTAGCGGGTGCAAGCTTCTTGATTGCCATTACGGTTTCCTCATACCAGTCTTCTGGTTCTGAACTTTAGCAAGACCACGGCCCATCTTGAGCATGTCCGAGTCAGTCTTGCCGCCCTTGTAGAAGCCTTTGCTGTGCATGGCTTTCACATGCTTCTTGACTGCTTTGTTGGCTGCACCCGTAGCAATTTTGTTCATCGTATCCATGATAACTCCTTATCGTCAATCTTGGGTGGGTTTTGCTTCTGCCTGCTCTTTGATCTTCAAGATCAACGGCCACACTCCGGTCTTGGAGGGAAGCTCGCCCAGCACTTGCAGGATTGCGTTTACTTCTTCTGGGGTCAGGTTTAGCGTAATCATTGGGTGATCCAAGGAAGAGGGGGGCTTACAACGGGTGGGTTCTTCTGTGCTTCAATCTGCGATGCTACCGCTGCTTCAGTAGCCGCTTTGTCCACGCCATTTTCCCAGATCCAACCCAATACTTGGGCTTGCGTAAGCTGATCGTAAGGTGTGAAGTCGCTCTCCGGCGTGGGCACTTGGCAGGTTGAATACACGGAACTGCTGTACGCCCCATCAGCGCCCGCGCAGGTCCAATGAACCGAGAAGACGACATCGGTTTCACTCTCAAGCTGGGGGTAGCAGTCCATCTGGGTGACGGACCAAGTGATGATAGTACTCATGTTAATCCTTTATGCTACTGCGATGGTGGTGATGGTGCCGCTTGAACCGCGATACTTCAATTCGCCTGCTTCAACGTATAGCTGACCCATGCCTGCAGGGGAAGTCGTAGGCGCTGTTGCGTTGCCCATACCAATGACTTTGGCTGCGGACGTTCCTGCTGAAGTAGTGCCGACTAGGAGATTGCCGGAAGAGGTGAGGCGCATGCGTTCAGTAGCGTTTGCTCCAGATGATGCCGTGCCAAAAGTCATTGTTGTGGGCATGCCTCCAGCAGCATTTACCCCAGAATCCACCGAGATAAATGCGCCGTTATCATAAACATTGCCTACGCTTAAACCGTCAAACCTAATCTGACCAAGCCCTTGATTGTCAGGCGTAGCCGTATCACTTGCTCCGGTACGGCGCATTTGTATGTTAGGAGGCGCAAAACCCGCTGCTTGAGAAGAAATTGCGATAACTGTTGGCGTGGTAGTTGTTGAAGATGCTCTAATTTCCCCAACAGCATGCAATTTTGCAGCAGGTGAACTCGTCCCGATCCCGAGGTTGCCACTTGCATCCAGCGTCATTGCCTGCGTGAACGTTATTGGATCGCCTGCAGTGCCGGAAGGTGCTGTGAACCACTTATGAGTGCCGGCACCAATTTGATATTTGGCAGCAGTGTTGGCGCTAACTCGGTACGTTTCTACGTTGCTGGTATTTTGATAAGAGTTAAACGAAAACTCTGCAA